AAGCCGATGCTCACTATCAATTCAGCTATAAAGGTCATAAAATAGACCCTTATCGCATCTTTAGAATTTATAATATCGTAGCACCAGAGCAACAACACGCTATCAAGAAATTACTTCGAGCCGGTAAATCAGTCAAGACACTTGACCAAGATATTGATGAGGTTATTCTTACGCTACAGCGCTGGAAAGAGATTTTAAAAGAAGATGTTAAACTGAACTGACCATGATTACATGGTCTGATTTGACACTACCGCCCATAAACTTATGGAATTTACCAAGACAAATTAAGATGGCTACAGAAGAAGGAAATACCGACCTTGCAACGCAACATGAAGAAATGATGCGTGATAAGGCGATAACTATTATAAGATCAAAAGCATCGGCTATTGATACCACCAACCCTACAGGCTTATGCTGGACGTGTGGTGACTATATTGGTCATGGGCGTAGATGGTGTGATGCAGATTGTCGAGATAACGTAAATGAAACCTAGACTAAAAAAGATAGGGCGACTTTGGGTATGTTACACAGAGTGGGAAGATACGGTAACTTGTACAGGTAAATCACCAGAACAAGCGTATCATAGGTGGTTAACCAAGAACCAATTGAAATTAGAAGAAAGCCGCTGAGTAAGCGGCTTTTTAATTATTTGCTTAAAAACAATTCGGCTTCAGCATTACGTCGTCGTGTAAGACCAGCAAGCGGTTTACCCCCTGCTTTATCCCATCGTAAAAATTGCTTTGCAATCTCAGCTTTACTGTCACCGGCTTTGAGCATTTTAACAAGCGTTGAACTGGCTAAATTACCTGCGCCAATATTGTAAGTAAGCGACACTAGTGCATCAAATTCATTTTGAGTTAGTTCAACTTTGATTGCATTTACTGCGTGTTCATATGACGTTAATGTTTTAGATAATAGTAGTAACGCAGCTTCTTCATTTGCTAAAGTCTGACCTTGTTTAACTGCGCTCCCATCAGCATATCGCGTTGAGCCAATACCAATAGTCCAAACACCCGCTGGGCATTGATACGCTTTGAGCTTGCAACCTTCAAATTCTTTAATTAATTTTAAACCGCGTTCGCCTGTTTTCATTTTCTCGATCTCATAGAAAGTACCGTAATTAATTTTTGTGTAAGCCGTATCATGTCGTTATCGAGCAGGCGTATTTGGTCGATTAATTCAATTAGCGCGTCAGTCGTTTCGGTAAGTATTGGCTTAACAATTGTCGTTACCCATATCCACACAAAATAGACGATATAACCCATGCTACTTGATGCAATGATTGGAAAACCGTATTGGTTGATATATTTAGCTAATGCGTCAACATCCATCAATCAATTCTCTTTTCTTGTGGGTTATTAAAACGCGCCACCTTCTCTTTTTCAATTGGCATATCAAGCGTTTCTGTCATCAATACATCTATTTTTACAATATCCTCTGACATAGCCGTGACACGCTTATCAAGTTGCTTGATGATACCGATAAGGCTTTTAATCTTTTCAAGTACGCTATCAAGCAGGAATTTGATGGTCAGAAATACAAAGTACATTCCCACACACGCAGCGGCAATGGGGAAACCTACATCCGTTGCAAACTGTAAGAACTCCATTATTTATTTGTCCACCAAGCAATAAACGAAAACAATGCGCCAATGGTGAAGACAATACCGCCAATAAATCCTTTATAGCGTGTTTGCTCGTTCTTCATTTCTTCAAGAGTGGCAATTATGGCGTCGAGTTTTTTACCCCTATCTTCAAATATTTCTTCAAGGTTTTCAATTCGTTGCTCTACTTTAGCAAGGCGGCAGGCTTCATCGGGCATGGTTTACACCGCTTCCGCGCCAGCCATATCGGCTTGTGATGCTACCCAGTTATAAGACTTTTCTAGGAAAGATGCGCCTTGTTGCGCTTCTACGTCTTCTAATGGCGCATGATAGCGTCTGAAGTCAATATCTTTGGTATCATCATTAGTTGGTTTTTGCGCGTAGCCTACCACGTCAATCATCACTGAAAATTGTGAATTGCGTTGACGACTAATAGACGATGTAACGATACGAAAATAAGCTCCAGCGAAAGGAATGCCGAAGTTGCTTGTTTGTAAATCAATTTGAATTGCCATTGTTGTTTCCTGTTTTGTTAAATAAGATTATGCGTAAGTGACTTCGCTTGTATTTAGCGTTGCTACCCATCGCAAATACGACCCAGTTTTTAATCCAGATGTAATGGTCACGCCTTTATTTGTGTTATCGACTGCAATAGTTGGTGCGGTAGTTAATCCAATAGAATCTGTACCGATAAGCGTTAAAGCAAGTCCTGTGACAGCCATTGTGCCCCCGTTATTTGAAACTGCGCCTGTAATGTTATAGGCTACCATGTCCCCACTAGATTGAGGTCTAGCTATCAATGTGCCTTGAATTGCCATCGCTTGACCAGATGCTACGATAAGTTGGTTAGTTGTTGATGCCGTTAATGACCCATCAGAAGTTAAAGGGTAGACTACATTGGTCGATACTGCACGGAGAACGATTTTACCGGATTGAGCATCGCCAAGTGTTGACATCGCATACGAACCAAATACATATTTTCCAGTTTGTGCTGCAACACCTCCGTATCCACCTAAAACAACGCTAAGGTATCCAGTTGCGCTTGAATTAGCTCCTCCAAAAGAAATACTATTATCGCCCGATGCGATTGCATAATAGCCAATTGCTGTTGCTTGCGCTCCCGATGCAAGTGGGTGATACCCAATCGCAATTCCCCCATATATGTTGTTCTGGTAAGCTACACTTCCAAGTGCAATCCCTGTATATGTAGAAATAGATGTTGCCTTAGCTTGAAACCCCATTGCAATAGATGAGCCGCTTCCAGTCGCCCCATAACTACTCGTATTGTTCGCAACAGCCGCAGCGAAACTATCTGTGCCAGATGCATATGAACCACCTAGTGCCATTGCGCCAGAGCCTGTTGCGGTGACTGAGCCTTGAGTTCCCGATGAGTTAGCACCTAGTGAAGTAGAATAATTTGATGCCGCAGATGCTCCGCTACCAAATGCCGCTGCCGATGTCCCCGCAGCCGTTGGATTAGTGTAACTTGTGCCTGTAGCCGTACCGCCACCAGAAGCTGTTGCCCATGTAGGCGCAGCCGCACCGTTTGATGTTAATACTTGACCAGATGTCCCCACAGCGAGCATAGCCGTTGTACCCGATGCTGTTTGGTATGGAATTGTACCTACACTTCCAGATGCTAAGTTGGTTGCTGTTGTCGCTGTTAACGCATTACCTGTCGTACTTTGATTAAGTGTTGGAAATGTACAATTAGTTAGCGTACCACTTGTTGGAGTGCCTAAAATTGGCGCAATTAAAGTTGGTGTATTTGCAAATACCGTTGCGCCACTTCCAGTTTCATCCGTTAACGCAGCAGCTAAATTTGCACTAGATGGCGTAGATAAAAACGTATTAACATTTGTGCCAAATTGCCCAGACGCAAACGTAATTGCACCCGTCATTGTGCCGCCAGACAGTGCTAAGTATCCCGATGCAGGCAAGTAAGAAGTTATCCATGCGCTACCACTATAAACACGCATTTCACTACTTGTTGTATTCCAATAGAGCGCACCAGTAAGTAGTGCATTACCATCGTTATCAACGCTAGGATCGGATGCTTTTGCGCCAAGATAGCGATCATCAAACGAGTCATAACTAGCCGCTGCTGCGGTAGCACTGTTTGCCGCGTTAGTGGCTGAGGTAGATGCGTTAGATGCCTGTGTTGTTGCTGTTGAAGCCGAAGTCGATGCGTTAGATGCCGATGTACTTGCCGCTGATGCGCTACTTGCAGCATTGGTTGCACTAGTTGCCGCATTTGTTGCTTGCGTTGTCGCCAATGCAACTTGCGCAGCGCCATTGGTTGTTGCTAAACCTGCTTGCGTTGTTGCAATACCAGCTTGAGTTGTTGCTGTTGATGCTGAAGTCGATGCGCTAGATGCTGATGTTGCAGCGTTAGTAGCAGATGTACCTGCCGCAGTTGCTTGCGTACTTGCAGTTGACGCACTATTAGCCGCATTAGTTGCCTGTGTGCTTGCTGTTGATGCTGAAGTCGATGCGTTAGTTGCTTGAGTGGTCGCAATACCAGCCTGTGTTGT